TGTCTTAGGAGTTTTGGCATATATCGCATACGAACCAACTACGTTGTCTGGTCTATCCGCACCTTGATCTATTTCTTCTTGGGTTAATGCTGGTTGGTAAAAATAATCAACATCTTTATCAACTAATGAAGCTCTAATTATATAATCGCCTTTTTTATCAGGTCTTGGGTCTTCTTTTAAAATTACTTCCATCTCCTGACCCCCTTCAGGATTTTCTTGGCTGATTGGTAAATCGTAAAAATGAACCTCTTTTTGAGGAGTAACCAATTTAATCTTCTCACCCTCAGTTACTACTATAAAATTGTCAAAATCTAATAATCGGATTGATACATTACATTCATTATCCCAACGTGATATTTTCTGTTGAGGTTGAAATGTCGTAGGGTCTTTGTCGTCTCCCAAAACTACTTCTATGCGGTCTTTCCAATCATCTTTGGGGGTTGTACTGAAAGACTTATTTACTCTATCAACAGAATATTTAGCTAGAACTTGGGGTGAGAGGGTTGAGGGTATATTTGCCACATTATTTAAGCATTAACAAGAGCCCAGTCAATCCATCCTGTAATTGCACAAGTCACGAGATCTACCTCTAAGTCTTTATCTGTTGCAAGTTTCCAGACAGGCATAGCAAAGTTACCGGAAGGTGGTACAGCCATTCCAGAATTGGCTGCAAAGGGCATAACTCCTGATATAGCCAAATCATCTTCATCTTGGAAGGAAACCGTACCAGCTACACTGACTACAAAACCAAATCCATATACCCAGATTTGATGACTTGCTGAGGAACTGACTAAAGGCTGATTTGCTCCTGCCGATAAGTTAATTGAAGCGTGGGTATAAGAATCAACCGTAGGCTGGGCAATTCCTTCTGCGGGTAAGGTTAAAACATCAACCTGTAGGTGGCTATCGTCATCTATTAATCCCTTACCGGGAGACTTGTGAGAATCATGAAAAGCGTAGGAACTTCCCCCACCCCCTGTGGTCATTTGAATTATTTGATCGAGGGCTTTATAGAAAGCCTTACCATCTGACAATCTAACTGGTATAGCCTCTTCAGCCCCCTTCGGTATCTCGAAACTCTGGATGCTTCTGGTTAATTCTTTAATGGGGAGTTTTAACATCGCCCCCGTAGCCCTGAAATCTACATTAGAAGGTAATTTTATTTCTTTAACTGCCCGTTCTACATCAGAAATACCACTTTTTACATTATCAAGTTTTGTAGATGTAGTTTTCTCTAAACTTTTTATTGAGGGGGTTATATCACTGGCAGGTTTCTTGATTAATCTTTTGGTTCCCTCAACAAAAGTGGCAATAAGTTCTTCATTTGAATCAACAACCGCACCTTTTAATTCTTTAATATCAGAAGAAAGGAACTCAATAGATTTTGATTCTTTATCGTTATCCTCCAATTCACTTTGAAGTTGTTTAATTGTGTTGGTAATTTTACTTTTGGGCATTTATACCTCCCGGCGTTGTTTCTGTGGATTGAGGAGGTTGTTTCATTAAGTCTGTGGCAACCTCGGCAACACTTTCCTCTGCTATTCGTCTTAGGATGTCATCGGTATTGGGGAACTCAAGGTGGTCTAAAATCGTTTTCCCTGGTATGATTCCCGCTTCTGCCAATTTAAGTAAGATGTTTAGTCTTGCTGCCTTGGTTTCACCTAGTTCGCTGGTTACGGATACTTTTACATTATTGTCTTCGGCTATCCTTATATAATCTATATATCCTCCATTATCATCTATATATTGTTTACCGAGTTTAATTTCTCCTAACGCCTTATCTCCCAAAACCATGAATTTGTCTGTCTGTTCTGCGTCAATCTTACTATCAACCACGAATCCTTTATTTTCAAACAGCGAATACATATTAAGAATTAACGAAGCCTCCTGTGAAAGTGCGTCTTCAAAGTTCTCTCTTAACTCAAGTAGGTTGTTTGAATCACCCGTTTGCAGAGCATCAACCAAATCGCCCGAAGCGTTGGGTGTAGGAAGTTTTCCGTAAGAAGCGTCATTGTAAGCACCTATCAACTGCATGTCTTCGTCTGCCTTCCCTATCTGCCACTGTAAGGCGGGATTAATAGGGGCCGGAGGTAATGATTCAATCCTATGACCGGGGTTATATCTAATTAACTGTCCTTCTTTGGCCTTAATCACTTCAAAACCCGAACCCTTGGGGAATTGGAACCTTCCATGATTAACTAAATAATTATATTCAAGAAGGTGCATGTTCAAGAGGTTATATAATCTCTGTGGAGAGATTTGATGTTTTAGATGTCCTTCAGGATAGATAGAGTTGGGTGAAACATCGCTTTCGTAAGCAACAAAAGGATATTCCTTGTAAGGAGTTTCTACAAAGTCTAATATATCTCCGATTACGAATAGACATTTATTAATAAATCCCCCTAGTTTATTAGGTTTATAAGTCCTATACCAAACTTCGTGTCCTATTGCGGTCTGTTCATCCTGTCTTAGTGAAAGATTGGACGTGGGATTATCAATCTGGTTAGCAAGTTCTTTATACTCGTCTCCTGCGGTCTTATTGTCAGGAGTTACATTGGCCTTGGGATATTTATTCTTCCAATAACCGATAGTTCTAATGATGTCTTTAATGATGAACGGTGCGTCTTCAAACTTACCCGTCTTAGCGCCTATTCCCAGATCAAAAGGATCAATAGACCATCTTATTGCTACTTTATTTATCTTGTCATAACCAACCTGTCGATAACCCACACCGTATTTAATTCCGTAATAAGCCCATTCCTTATTTATCTTTCTGAAGTTATTTAACCTGTTATCTCTTTCAAGTACGGCATTGGCCCGTCTGGCATAAGTCTTTGAAGTGTCATCTAATTGTGTGGGTGTTACTTCAACCTTGGGTTTGTGGCGGGTGACAAAACCCCTTGCTGATCTAAAATTAGCAAAGAGTTTATTAATGGGATAGCTTACATAATCTGTAGGAGTATCTACATAAATTGTATTCTCTTCGGGGTTGGCTGAAATATTATGGTTCCCTTTAACAAACTGGTCTATCACAAAGAAATCCCACCTTTTCGTTCTCCAAGTATCTTTGGTGAATTGATACCAGCCTTCCAATACGGATAAGTCAGGAGCTTCCGCTGGATTCTCACTCTTATTCTCTTTCGGTGATGTCTTAGGATATTCTTCCTTCGGTTTGTCTTTTACTTTCATACTTTAGTAAATTGATCTTTGCTTGAAAATTTAACCTTTAATTCCGTATCCTTCTTGGGTATGAACTTCTCTATTGGCACGTTCCCTTTGGGTAAATCCATTGTCTTTTCTTCCAACTCAGTAAAAATGTCCTTCTTGTCCATTCCGATGCCGAATTCTAAGTTAAATATCTTAAAAGCTAAATAAAGGAAGGCAATCCCCAACATCAAAGTAACTGTGGTTTGAAAAATGATAGCTAGGACAATCAACCATTCCATACTTTAATTATACTTGTGCGGTTCTATAGGGGTAAACTTATCATCACTTTCTTCTTTCTTTGTCTCGTCTTTAATCCACCAAGGCTTGAAAGTTAGAACTTCTCCACCCTTCCACCTAGGTTTCGGCTTATCAACATCAGGAGCTACCGATTTGCTATACAAAACATACCTAAGTGCATCAACTAAATGGTCATTGATCTTCCTTACCACTTCAGGATCATTTATTTCACCAATTCTTGTGGGAGGTAGGGGTTTCCATTGGTATTGCATTAATTCTTCTATCAAATCAGTACATCTCGGATGAATATGAATCTTCCCCCTGGTAAATAATTGTTTGACGTAGTTTATTCCTCCAGTTACTTCATTATTAGCAGGTACGATACTTAAACCCATTTCTAAATATTCATCTGCGAGTGACCACATCATGTCTCCTTTTTGCTGATTCTTTGCCCATCCTGCGGGGTCAGCATAACCAACATAACTTGAAAGGTCTGAATAATCAGTTAATAATTTCTTTATTCCCACAAAGTGCTGTTCTGCCGTAATCCCTTCTTTTTTGTAGTTATCGGGTATCCATATCTCGCCCTCCGTGTCTATGAAGATAGGAATTACGGCGTTCCATCCCCTTACTGCAAAGTCCTGTCCGAACAGTTTGGTGTATTTTTTGTTGGGATCTAGTTCAAATACTTCAACGTGCTTTGTGGTATCAAACTCAGGATAAACCTTCCCGCCCATCTTGATAAATGCCTCTTCGGGTGTCATAGGATATTCTTGTGGAAAGAGATAACCCAGCTTTTGTCTGCGTCTTTCTAAGTATTCGTCTGAGTATTCCCACTTGGAGTTATAGAAGAAAGTCCTAAATCCTGTTTCTCCTCTTACTGAAGCATCCCAGAAGTCCTTGAATTCACCATAACCATTGGCCGTAGTTTCAAGGGTTAGCATGGCATTATCTACAAGAGCCTCTCCAACGCTTGCCAGTAACATTTGTAGATTATTGTTTTGCGCTACCTCTGTAAGATGTAAGAATGTTATATCATCCCCTCTCCCGAAGGATGTTGATTTTGCTGTTCCTACTACTAATGTGTTTGTGTATCCTCCTGTCTCATCTTGGGCTTCTAGCGCCATCTCATTTTTAGTGTTGTATTTCAAAGGGATAGTTACTTTATTCTTGTATTCAAAGGCTCTTAAAAAGGTTTTAGCACGGAGTAACTGTCTTGCTGAAGCACTTTGGTCAAAGGACATAGAGACAACCTTTTCATTCTTTCCAAAGAGAAACTTTGCCATCCCTATACCCAGCATTAATGAAGAGAAACCTAACTTCCTTGCTTTTAAGATAATATTTTGATCGGTTAATTGTCTGATGATGTCATTCTGAGCAGGATTTAAAATGAAGGGGACTTCAACCTTTTTCTTATTGACTATTGCAAACTCATTCTCGATTATCTTCTTGTATTTTTCCCATTCAAATATCATATTCTTGGCGCTTGGTTGCAATTATATTATTTACTTGAATATTAGTAGTTGGTTCCGGGCTTAATCCAAAATCCTTTTTAGTTTCTTTAAGGTATCCAAGTCTGATTGCTCCGTTCTGGTCAAACAATCCTTCGGCCTGAATCTCTGCTAATATCTCGGTTGATATTCCAGCATTAATTAGTTGTTCCCGGTACTGTTCTATCAATGGTTTAACTCCCTCCCTTTCGATGAAGTTTTGCTTAGGATGAGTAGAACTAGACAAAGAGTAGCCACCCTTTAGCATTGCCT